CATTCAAATCAATCTGCATTATGCCAATTAATCTTTCATGACCTTCAGCCAGCACTGTATCCACTGGAGTGTTATCCATAAACCATTGTCTTGCATATGATTGCCCTACAATTGGCTCATAATCTTGATTAGATACAACAAAAGGAATATTCTGACTTGTAGCCCACTCAATACATGCTTGCGTCAATGTCTTTTGTATTGCTGTTTTAGTCATTTATAGATAACCTCTCTTTTCCCTCTTTGATTGATCCTCTTCTCTTGCTTACAACATCTTCAATAATCTCTTGTAAATCATTTTCTATTTGTTGCATGGATATTCTGACCATACCTTCTGGAGCTTGTTTTGAATATCCGTTTGTTGTCCTGTTTCCAGATTTTGGCGGGTTTGGATATTGCCCATATTCCAGCTTCTGGATATAAGGTAGATTGTTTGTCAAGAAAAAACCTTGCTTGATTCTTCCGCCAGATACAGTATCTATCATTTCATTGATTGTCTCTTCTTCACTTCTCCCTTCCAGTGCAACTGAATTTGACAAATCCCCGATAGTGGTAAACCAATTCCCTCTTGCACGTCCTGTATCCACTGGAGTCTTCAAAATGACCTGTCTGAACAGATGTAATGCGGCAAGCCTCATGATCTTGTTGAGATTTGCTATTGTGTTGTCTCCAATATTTTTTACATCATTCGGATTGTTATAATCAGCCATTTGCAGTCCTCACATATAACAGATACATCAGTACAAGTGAAGCAGGTCTGATAGGTTCTATGTGATATACTGTATAATCTTTGTCCGCTAATACAACAATATCTCCTAGTGAGGGAGTTACTTCTGGCGTTATATACAATTGTATATCTCCTGCTTTTACAAAATCACCATCAATATCTTTCTTCTTGAAAGCACTTTCTATGCCATCAACAACAGATTCATTGATTGACCCAGCAGGTTCTTCATAGACAATTTCCCCAGTTGCTTCATTGGTCCATATATATTGCGATTCAACTGCATCAAATGATTTGACCCAATCACCAACAACAGATGTTTGTTGTTTTATTGTGATAGGTTTGCCAAATTCTTTTAATTTTGGAAGCACTACATTTGCAAGAATCGCTTGATAATCCATTTAGTACCTCCGTATTCTATGGCTCTTCAATCTGATCAAATCTTTCAAGTACACTTGTACTGCTTGATATGCAACCCTGCCAGTTTGCGAAGTCTGATATTTGTATGTTGTTTGTACAGGCCCTACATTCTCTGTTTTCTCTGATACACCGGTTTCCGTAGTAGCAAAGAAGGATGTTCCAGCAATAGCCAATGCTCCTGCTTCACATGTTGCGCTTACAATGTCGGTTGGTACTCCACTATATACATATCCTTCTTCTGAATAAGCATACCATCTAGGCCAATTCAATGCTTGGTTCCTTGTAGGTCGTACTCCGATGTATTTAAAATTTTTGTCAATATATTGTGTGGCCTTTACTAGATTCTGTTCTATTTCTTCATCTGTCTTTGCAGAATAATCAACACCACGATCAGTCCAGTATTGTCTGAATTCCTCAACAGAACAATATGAGTTAGCATTTACAAGTCCAGTGCCATCTTCAACGATAAACATTTTTATTCCTCCCCATATATGTTCCTCTTTAAGATCATTTTCACATCTTTGGAAATTTCTTGGATATCTGCGGAAAGGTTCTTCAGTTCAACTTCTATCGCTGTCAGTCTGATCGATGTAGATTGCTCAAGAGCATATACACGTTCTTTCAAAACATCACTTTCTCTCTGCAAAGTAATAAGGTGCATATCATGTTCTTTTATAATCTGTTGTTCACAACCTTTTTTTTTGAAAATGCGGATAAATTCAAAAATGAATCCACCACCAAATACTATCAATAGAATATCTTTCCACATATCAACCATTACTTATTCCTCCACGACATGCTCAATTATAGTTGCAGATGATTTTTCTAAATCTCCATCTGACTTCATTATTTAGTCCTCTTTCTTTGTAGAGGTTTTCAATGCTTTCTTCAGTCTTTCAACTTCTTTTGTAAGCTTTTCGACCTCAATATATATTTCGCCATATGCCTTTTTTGTTTCAAATACGACTTCAGAAAGATCCCTCATTTGCTTTCTCAAATCGTTAAATTTCCCATCGAATTCTTGTTTAGACAAGGATTGTCTTAGTCTTGATGTATCAATTGAGGGAGGTTTCACCATATCCATTTCTTACTCCTTACAGTGCCGCCAGTGTAATCTTTTTCCAATTTGTTCCAGTAACTCCATTATCAGCAGTAGCAATATACAAATAACTTGCGTCAATATATAAGTCACCACGATCTGCAAGAGTTCCATCAACTCCACCAAGTGCATGACTTTCATTATCTCTAAATTTAGGCATTATTCATTTCTCCCATGAATATACGCTTGCTCCTTATCTTCAAGAAGCAAGCATTAATTCTGTTTGTCTATTAACCCAGTGTCTTGAGAACAACAAATCCAACATTCTTCACAGAACTGTAGGCTCTGTCCCAGTTTGTCGAAGTTGCAAGCTCTGCATTAGTTGGGAACTGCTTTGCAACAGAAGCTTCCTGCCAATCGAAACCAGCTGGATGCATTGCAAATACACGTCTGCTGTGCAAGTAATCGATACCACCGCCCTTATCAGCGTTTCTATCAATTTCAGTCATTACATAACGTGCGGCACTTTCACCGTATCCAAATGCACCTCTCTTGTACAAGGTAGTCCAGTAAACAGGAGTGTTCTCAACTCCGCCAATGGTCTCCAGTGTATAAGTCTGATCATCATCAAGGATAACAGTCTTGCCAAGGTAAGTTCCAAATCCAACATTCTGTTCAGAATCTGGCTCGAAATCAATCAGGTTAGCCTGTACAAGTCTTGCATAAGGCACACTGTGCATAGACAAAGCTGTGATCTCTTGGAACCTATCGCCCATCAAGAAGATTGCTTCAATGATCGAATTCGAAGAAATCTTTGCATCATCGCCAGTTTGACCAGTGAGGTCCTTAACCATATCATTACCATCATTTGCATTGTCTGCAATGACACCACGTACACTGGCGAACAATACATTCTGCATTGCCTTGTACCAGAAGTTCTCAGTCATGTTCTGAATTGCATTGATTGGGTCTTCCCCAGCAAGTACAGCAGACAGATCATTAGCACCCCATTTCTTCACACGCATCAATCTGCGTACAGTAAATTCGGATGCTTCAATGTTGTCAGTCTCAACATCAATATCTTCATCTGGCACTTCGTCCATCTTGTCAGCATGGATCAAATCCTTCCAGAAAGGAGTGACAAACTGTTTTGCACCACCATCAAGAGCCGCATCAATCTGCGGGTCTCTTACAATAATTCCACTCTTGTACAAAGAGGAATGATAAATCGAACGCTCAATAGCGTAATCATTATATACCTCTGGTACCACAATATTAGCAATCTTAGTCTCAGCCATCTTATAAATCTCCTATTCTCTATTTCTTGTTGTTTTCAGCTTTCAGCCTAGCATATTCAGCTGGATTCTCCTTGAATAGATCAACACGTTCTTTCACTGTCATATCTTTCCAAGATTTCTTTTGCTTGAATCCATTCTTGCTACCAGATGCTCCACCACCAGTGTTTACATCAGCTTCCAGATAGGTCTTTGCATCTGCTGTACCTTTCCAGAATTCAAAATAATCTGCGATTGGCAATTCCTGCCCATTATCTCTAATGTAGACAACACGATCGTCTCCATCTGTTTCAACTTTAACCTTGCTCTTGAAGAAAACTTTCAACATCGGTCTGTGTGCATCAATCACTTTCTTTCCAGTGGTGAACTGTTTTTCAAGCTCCTGATCTACCAGCATATCTTCCAATTTGCTGTTTACTGCAGCCAGATTATTCTTTACATCTTCAAGTTCTTTTTCCTTTGCAGAAAGCTGATTTTTCCATTTCAATTCAACCTTTGATTTAATATCTTCAATGTTGACTTTGTTGTCACCCTTTGCAAGTGTATCAGCTTCAAATTGCTTCAGCCTTTCCAATTCTTCTGTATCAAATCCGTTTACTTGTTCTTCAAGATTCTTTACTTTCTCCTGTAAAGAACGTTTCTCACCAATCAATTCCTTATTCTTGGCAATCAACTTCTGTTTCTCATCTTCAGTGCCCACAAGGCTCTTCAATTCCGTTTCAATAGCGTTCATATCAACGCCTTCCACTTCCTTGAGAAGCTCCTTTAATTTATTCAAGAATGCTTCCATCTAAATTCTCCTTTCTCTCTATATTTGTATTATACTACATGACCGTTATTTTTTTATTTAAGTTTTAAGTTAATGGGTTTTTCATAATCATCTTCCCACTCTTCATGTTGTCTTAAATATTCTTCATACAATTTTCTAATATCTTCTGGAGCATCATCCCTAAGTTTTGATCCAGTGTTAGAGACAATAAGCCAATCAATCCATTCTGGTCTTGTCATAGTCATTTTACTTTCCTCCAAATTTATTCTTGTATTCTTCCATAGCTAAATCACCTATTTCTTTTGCAAGTGGTCTTGGTGTAGGGTTGTTTAGATATTCTGACCACGCTTCTGCAAATGTTTCTTTATATACAGTTGACTTGTCCCTATATGTAACTGGATATCGTGAAAGATCATCTGCGATATTATATTTTTTTACAATTGAATCAAATTTCTGTGTTTGTGATACTCTTCCAAGTAGCTTATCTATTTCATGTCCCATTTCATGATCGACCATTCCTTTCAATGATCCAGTTCCTACTGGATGGAATTTAGTTGTTTCGTCATATTTGAATATTCTTTTTACTTCTGGTGAATTTGTCATAAATTTCTTGTTCATACCAACACCATTTAATATTCTTGTCCCATCTGGTGCCGTTTTATTGTAAGACTTACCTATAAAGGTAAGTTCTACATTCTTATGACTTTTTTTGTACATATCTTCTAAATATTTACGTTTCTGTATATCATTGAATCTAAATCTCTTAAAGAAACGTTTATCATCTTTACTTAGATTTTTCATTCTCCAAGAAGCACTACGTTCTGCATACAACTGTTCAAGATTCTGAGCAACACCAACATCACCAAATGTATCTTTCAATTCTGGGAATCTTGTAAAGTTATCATATATGCTTCTGTTCATTTCATTTACAGCGTTGATATTCGCACCATTATATCCAGCATATCGCACACCCAAAGTATCATAAGCCCATTGTTCTGCTTCTTTGATACTTTTAGCTTCTACAAATGGGGCAACAGTAGGAACATCAGTATTCCCTATCATGCTCAACTGGTCAATAGTTAACTCTTGCCCATTCTCAACAAATTTATCAAATGTAAATTCACCTTTCTTATAGAGATCATATCGCTTCTTACCAAGCACTTGTTGCTGAAAAGCGGCAGGTTGATCCTTGAACCAATCCTTGTATTTTTTTGTCTCTGGTACTTGACCATTCATTGAAGCTCTTGTTGAAGATGAAAACTCCTTGTCTGATAATCCAAGTTCTTTCAATGATTTGATTACAGGTACTGTTGTGCTTCTGCAATTGTAGTGTGCTGGGGGACGTAATCCATTCAATTCTCTTCTTGATCCATCTTCATAGTCCACCTTTCCATCAAGATTGATACATTGCAATGTTGTTCTTCCATCCAGTGTAGCAACCCACTGTACGCCCTTGATAAGATCAGAATTCTGCTTGTATGTCAAATCCCTTGCTGTGCTTGAAAAATGATTCATTGCTGTTCTTACTTGTGTTCTTATCTGTCTTCGTGTGCCATCTACAAGCCCGTCAGTGTATTGTAATGCTCGTGTACCAAACAATATACGTACAACATCATCAATACCTTGCCCTTGGATAAAAGCTTGCTGTGTGGCGTTTGTAAAGAGCTTTATTTTTGATGTACTCCATGTAGTGATCATGTCTTGCAATGTTGTATTGTTGAAAGGTGTTGCTTTTACTGCGGCCAGTATCTGTGTTGGTGATGGCTGGATAAATGAAATAGGTACTTCATTTGGAACTGCATCATGAATGATATCACCCAACCATTTGCTTTCCAGATTCCCAAAATTTACTGCAAGATCATCAATTTTTGTACTTAGTACTTGTTTTGATTCTCCTACAATATCCTTGATATCTTGCCTCATCAGTTTCAATCTCTTTGATGTAATAGTATCTGTTTTACCCTTGTATTTTTTTAGTTGATCCCTTAATGAATTGTCTGACTTGTTGAGCAATGCAAGAACCTTCTTTATCTCATGATTCTTGTACTGCTCTATAAAATGAGCATGTTGTATTGTAGTGTTTCTCAGTTTATCGTTTACAGTCATGGTTGTTTACCTTTTTATTCATCTGGCCTATATATGATTATACTACATAGACCCTTTTTTTCATCATATTCAAATGCTTCTGCTTGTCTTGTCCCTCTGTATCCCGATGAATGATGCCAATAGTCTATCTGTGCAAGAGAACTCAATACACGAACAATCACCCCTCTGAATTCGTCTTCCAGCGTTGTATTGATTGTTTTCTTATGATGCAAATGTCCGATATGTACTTCTTTGTATTTGCATTTGCTCCATAACTCCCTTGCTTCATCTGCTACAATGGAAGGATAATTTTCAAGAGCAATAGCTTTCCCTTTTGTCTTACCATGTGTCAGTGTAAGCAATGTGTTCCCTATCTGTATATATTTTCTGTCATTTGGAGTGATATCTACATTAATCAATGGATTGTCCATGTATCTCATCTTCAAAGCACAATCAAGATAGAATGCTATATCAGAATCATGATTGCCAGGAATGAATATAATATCAACAGGAGCAATATCTGACAACTTGTCTATGACAATCAGCATGGTTTGCAATACAACTTCAAATGTTTTCTTTGGTCTTGAATCTTCATCTTGTGGTGTTCCATTGATTGTGCCAGCTTCTGTGTTTTGATTGAATAGATCACTTCCTACTGGAAATATGAATTTCTTTACTTTTTTATCTGCATAGTAACTGCAATAAAATTCGATAGCTTTCAAGAATTCGTCTCTTGCTATGTTCAGATCATAATTCCCTGTATCTGGCATCCCTATTTCATCACCCCAAGACAATTGCCCAAAGTGCAAATCTGGGATGTTCATCTCGACAACTCTTCCCTCTTCATTTACAGGAATATTTTTTTTATTTTTTAATACTACAAAATCACTTACCACTTTCTCAAATATCTTTTTTGCTTCTCTTGGTTTCAGTTCTTTTGTAGAATCATACTTGGGAACCCAGAACACCTTAAATTGCCAGTTTGGATTCTCTGCTGTCCCCCATCTATTCGTAACAATCTTTGGTGGGAAGAAATCTTCCTTATTTATCTTGCAAAATTCAGCCATTTCATCAACAGTGGTGATCAGCCTGCTTGCTCTTATTACTGATTCTATCTGACCATCCTCATGAATTGTTCTTGATATCTCACCATCAATTGAATCAGTAAATACTTCTTCTCTATTCTGCTGATTTGCAAAAACCCTCCTACAATCCCTTTGATAAGATTTGTAAGAGGATTTACTGTTGCATTGCCTTTTCATTTCATCATAAAACCCATACAACTCTTTTGCGCTCTTGGGTTGTATCTCAAGATACTTCTTGTATATAAACTTTGACAATGTCATTATTCTTCATCGTCCTCTTCTATATTTTCATCTTCAAAGCCTACTGTCAAGGCAGATTGTGTGATCATATCTTGTGCCCTTGCTTCTGCTTCTTCTTCAATAGTCCAATCATCTGGTACCATCTCACCTTTCAGAAGATTATGGAAATAGATATAATGACTGATAAGCCCAGCCTGTCTAGCACTAGTCAGATTTGCAAACAACTGAGGATCAATGTTCTTGATCGAATAATCAGTATTAAACATCACAGTGATATCAGCATTCTGTATGCCAAGCCAATCAGCAATGATCATCAGAATCACTTCATATGCTTCACCCAATGACATAGCCATTGAAGATAATGTGCCATGTTCTGCGGCTCTGTGTATCTCTGCTGTTTCTGCTGATTCCACTCCTTTTGGATCGTTCTGCAACATCCTGCTTGCAATCACTGACAAAGAATCAACCTTCTTATCCATCGCCTTTGCAATAGCTCCCGGTCCTTCTCCTTTGTATTCCATGTAATATGCTTGTGCATTCTGCCCATACAACAGTAAAGCTCTGCTTCCTAGTGCAACTTCTTCATCATCATCTTCATTCCCATATCCAATGATAACTGGTGTTGGGGAACCTGTGATGTTTATTGCATTCTCGTAATCAGCACTGTTGATGTAATGTGCTATGTTGATATCAACTGCATCATTGAGCATAGGATAATCAAGATCACCAGAAATTCCTTTTTGCGTTAAGAAAAAACAAGGGATGTAATCAAGGTATTCGCCTCTGATCTTTGGATACATCTCTTCAACAAGTTCTGGTTCTGCATCATCTTTCTGTCTGATGATCCTTACTCTGTATTTTCTGCCATTACCTTCATCATCACCAAAATCAAGCACTCTGTACTGTGTTACATCTTTGACATTGAATTCATCATCTTCATCTTGTTCTTCAACAGTTTCTTCGATCACCACTTTTGTCAATTGTGATTTGTTGTTCACCACTTCATATTTCCAGTTGATGATCTTCTCTGCACTGTAGTATACGGCATAAGGTCTAATGTTTCTTTCTTCTGCCTGTTGCTGTGATAATGGTTCTTCTGTATCATTCTTCGGAAAATCAAGAACTAGCGCATCTCTGTATTTCAGTAGGATTCTTCTGTTCGATTCCTTGATAGCTGTTCTCAGTGATTTACCATCGTATGTGAAATTATCTATGATATCCTGCATGGATGTAGGTGCTTCTATCTTTACATCTTTTCTGAATATCTGTTCATTCAGTCCATTTGCAATCTTCTTGATGTAATTGTAATATACAGCTCTTTGCAGGTACATGGCATATTCAGTTTCTGAAGCCATCCATCCTCTGCTTCTTTGATCTGCTGTTACTTGATGTTCATAATCAACCATGTGTCCAGATAATCTAGGCAGATATAAATCACGCTTTGATTTTATGGCTTCTTGCCCTTCATAGGCATCTCCACATTTCAACCATGTCTTTACATATTTATCATATAACGGATGTGTCTTGTCTACTCCCATAGTATTAATCCTCTCTTGTTTGTATCTATTATACTACATGCTTGCTATTAAAAAGATTGTTTTGTTCACCCTAATGTATACCTTCTCTGTTCCGCCTTTGTAGTTGAGAACAATACCATGTATCTGGTCATATCTGCAATGTGATCTTCACCATCTGATTCTGCATCATCTGGATTTTTCTCATCTCTTGCAAGTATTCTGATTGTTCTGATGAATTGTTCACAAGTATTGAACACATACATATGTGGTGTTTCTTTCTCTTCATTCAAAGCCGCTTCAAGTCTATCTCTGATCAACTGCCACCCTATGATACGTGTACCGCTTGCTTTGTTTGAAGGTACAAAGATAGGTTGCATGATGGATTGCTTGTCATAGAAAGCCTTGCTGATCTTGCTTGCTATATCCTCTCCATCTGATTCATTGCCGAATATGCTTGCATCTGCTGGACCTTTATATACTTTGTCTACATCGTATTTTTTCTTGAATTCCTTTTCTCTTTTTCTGATACCTCTTCCCAGTTGCACATTGGTCAATCTCAAACCTTTATTCGGTTGTCCGTTCCAGCCATACCATTCATCAATCTGAAACATGGTTCCTCTTGGGAAATAATGTGGCTTGCCATCATAGATTGCCGCAGTACCATCTGATATTGCCCACCAGCCAACAGCAAACGGAGCAGACAAACCCCAGTCAAACGCTCTGTATACTTTCCAAGACTTAGGAATATCAAATGGTTTCAATACATGAACCTTCTTGTCCCAGAGATCATCAAACATGCCTCCAGCCAGTATATCCCAGTCACCTTCAAGCCAAGCCTTTCTGATTGTAGGATTACTGTTCTGTGCAATATTCAGTGCATACTTTGGATCAGCCTGCATCAGAGCCTTGTTCTGCTCCCTGCTACTATGTATATACACTCTTTCTGTAATCATATCTTCTTTTGCTGGTACACCCAGTTCTACAAGATATTCTTTTGTGATAATCTCTCTGATGATCTTCCCTGCTGGTGCTTGATCAATGAATCGGTTCTTTACCCAGTTATGTCCTCTTCCCCAAGGATTGCATGTAGAGATGTATCTTCTGATGGTTACTTCTGGATTAGAACATCTACATACACTCATCATCATAGTGTATAAGTCTGATGTTTCCCAGTTTGTAAGCTCTTCCCAAGCAATCCATGGATACTCATGTCCATGATATGACCAGTAATCATCAACCACTCTTGCATGTCTGAACAACAGTTTTTCACCAGTCTTGAAATACCATGTATGTTCCCCTCTGTTGTATACAGCATCTGGGAATATTTGTCTGAACCATCTTTGTGATTTGGCTATGATATCTTGCAAGTTAGGGAATGTCTCTCTGAATATAATTCCAGTCCAAGATTCTCCCCAACCTCTGCCTACATGCTGTGCAAAGTCCATAAGCAATACATCTGATTTACCCCCACCCCTGTTTCCTTCTATCAACACTTCAAAAACAGGACAGCTCAAGACTTGTACTTGAGCACCGGGTTGAGGTTTCCAGATTATGTTTCTTGGTTCAATCTTCTGTGGTAGCATTGATTTCCTTTTTTGCATGTCTCATCCATTTATCTATTGTTGTTGATATCTTGCCTACAATCTCACCATAGATGTATGCCCAGTCTTCTTCGCTTTGTGCTCCTATAATAAGATCATCATCTTCATCAAGTGCATACATCTCCCTTCGCAGTTTACATACAACATGAAAACTCTCATGAGCAATCAACATGATAGGCACCCAATCATGATCACCATCATCTTCTATCCATACGACAATTTTTACATTCCTGCCTTTTATGAATGTACTGACCGCTCCATCGCATTGAGCCATGTCAAATGGATTGCCTGTCTGTTTTTCAAAATATTCCTTGAATGTGTAAAAATCACAATAATGCAATTCTATCGGCATATGGATTACTGGTGCTTTTATGGTTGTTTTCATCTTGTTTTTCTTTCCTTTTCCTGTATATTTATTGTATGTTGATATACAATCACAAACATCTGTATAAATTCTCTAAGGGAAATATAAAACTTTTTCTCCCTTAGATTGTATATTTATACAGAATCACGCTTTGATCGTAATGTATCAACTGTATCACCATTTGCATTCATCACATATGCTGTACCTTGCATGATGATTGTCATATCATGGAAGATGCCTTCAGTGATCAACGATAATCTGATCTTCTTCACCTGTATAGGTTCATGCAAGTTGTATTTCTTATCCACAAATATATGATTGTATCTCAGTATATCAGTTGTTGATAACGTGATTTCAATATCTGTACTTACTCTTTCATAGATACCGCTTATGGTTACATCAACCTTTTCATGATCAAGGTTGTATCCCAAGAATCTAATTTTTTCCGTCTCTGCCATTTGTTTTTCTCTCCTTCTTACTTTATAAGTTATTATAACATATTGGATTATTTATTCGTTCATCTTTTCCCATTCATCCGCTTCAATGATTCCCGGTGTAACAAGTACACCAGTTGACTTGTCTTGTGTATTGCTCCTTAGATTGATGTTCTTATTGTCAAGACCTAACATGGATTGCAGTTGTCTGAAAGCTGTATCTCTGTCAGCAAGTTTGTAAACAACAACTTCTACATCAGCATCCTTTCCATAATATTTCTTCTCTATACCATCAATGATAACATGATCTTCTCCTAGATCATGAGGGAATTTGATTCCTTCTTTCAATGAGCCATCCTTGTTGAAATAGTCCCATCTGTTTGTGAAAGCTCTTCTGTATAGTGCATCTATAAGATTCCTTTCTATCTTGTTTATCTTATCACCAAATACTATTTCCCAGAATTCATGTATTGCGTTCTGTATGCGATCTTCCTTCATCCATTTTGCGGCTGTCTGTGCATAGTATCTTGATGTAGTACCAGATAATACCATTGCTTTGCTTGCATTCCCTCCACATAATACATAGTTGATCACAAAGAATCGTTGTCTTGGGCTACATGCCTTGAATGCTGGTGATTTCTTTGTCAATTCAAGATAGTACTGTTGTTCATGATTTGATTCAGCTCTGTAATCCCTGTATTTGCCATTTCTGGATTCCTTGGCTTTTACTTTCTTTATTATCGTGTTCTTTTCCATGTGTAAACCTCTCTATTTCCTATTATAGCATACGTAAGTTGTTATATAGTAAGCATCTTGTACAAAATATTGTTTAACTTATAATCTCTAAATTAAGCAATATTAAGCAAAATTAAACAATATCATTTTACTATACATATATATAGTGTGTATGACACAGTATAGTATATCACACAATATGAATATAGACTGTACAATAAATAATCGTCAATTATAGATTCTAGAGTCTATATTATTTGTTGATTCTTTTATTCTGTTGTATTTCCAACAAAACTTATTATATCATTTCTTATATGTTATTATAGTATTATTTACATAAAGAAAAACACTCTTTGTTGATTATTAAGAGTGTTTTCATGATTTGATCAGAGTGTTTACATCATGTGGTTTGCTATGAACTCTTCCGATTCTACCGTCCAGCTATCAGTTACCCCATAACCCAAGGCGTCAATCTCTTCCTTGGTCTTACCGTCACACTCGAAAGGCCAAATCATTTCTCTTCTCTTTTCTGCTAAACAAGGGGCAATCTCGTCCATCACGCTCAAATACTTTTCTCTACTGAATACTTTCATTGTTTGTTCCCTCTCTTTTAATAGATTATTTGTCCATTTCTTATTTTTCTTTCTATTTCCGCTTCTCTATCATTGTAGATTTTCAACTGCTCGTTGTATTCTTCCAAACTCACTGTTTCCACTTTCATTTTCCAGATACCATGTTCCATATGATCTTTGGACCTTTTTTCTGGTACCCCGTTATTGACTCTATAGAAGCTCCTACCTTTGTCATTACTGAATGTCATTTCCTTATCTCCTTTTCTCTCTATCTGTCTATATATTAAAGGATGATAGAAATAATGTCAAGACTTTTTTAAAATTATTTTTAAAATATTTTTCTTTTATTTACAAAACATCATTTTTTCGTAGTATATCTATGTCAGATCACAAGATAACAAACTTATGTCAATCTAGATGTTTAAATAAAAACAGAACACCTAAGATAGCAAAAGCTAATAAAAATCCTAATGCAAATACTGCTTGTCCTACTTCTGCCACTGTATAATATCTTATTCCTTCTATGATCATACTTCTTTCTCCTTCAATGCTATCACCATTTCTTGCAATGACATGTCTTGCCATGCAATACCGTTGTCAATACACAAGTCAGTAATAATTTCTTCAAAATCACCTTGTGTGAGTTCATCATTGTTTGCATAGATGTCAAACTTATTGAGCACATCTAAGCAGTGTTCGCATGTCTTCCATGTGTAAAAATCTGCATCTTTCAAGGTATCATATAAATATGTATCGCCTTTGTTGATTACCCCTAGACAGAAATTGCACTGATGTTCTTTACGTGCTTTGCGCAACTCGCTGGTAAGTAAGCTTGCCATTATCTATCTTTCTCCATGTTTTCTGAATATAACTGTTTTCATATTTTACTCCATTCTCCGTTTGTAACAAGACGATGGTCAAGATTACGAACTATACTCTTCAACTGTCCCGCTAAACTGTTAGCTTCTACCGACATACGCTCAGCGAATCTTCTGTATTCCTCTTTTTCATTTTCAACTTTTTGTATTTCTTTTTCAAGCCATCTTTCATATGTAATCCCAATTTCTTTTTCCCAAGAGTTTCCAAATTCTTTTTTCAAATCATCATGGTTTCTTGTCATGCTTCCTCCTTCTTTCTCATCATCAAAGTCAACACAACTTCTCCATTATCGTATGCTACTGAAGGACTTCCCATTGGATGATACCCTTCGTTTATTGCTTCACCGATATCTTTTCCAAGTGTTGCAAAAGCTTCTTTGATCGATGTATTGCTGTATGTATAGATCAGTTTATAAGTGTTTGTTTTCATTGCTTAGCTCCTTGAAAAATCCGCTGTCTTTGTTATCTGATTTAGACAAAGAGCAATACTGGTAGTTGGTATTTAGTGAAGTAAATGATGTCCTTGTCCCCATTGGGATAGAAAGCTCCGTCCTCACCGAGGTACTTTTCCTCACCACGAATATTGGCCTTGACTCGATATATCCTCAATTCATCGTCCATTTTCATCTTCATTCTCCTTCTGGTGCTGGTGGGATCGGGAGCCATTTGACAACATTACTGAACACAAAACGTTCACCGTCAAAATGGACTGTTTCTTCCCCAATAGTATCGTTAACATACAGAACCTTGCAAAGATACCACCCATCCTTTTCTGGCCTTTCACTCACCGGTCGCCATGTGAGCTGGGCTTCGAGCCAAGCAACATACTCTTTTGAGTAGATAAACCCTCCTTGAATTTCCATACCGCAAGGCATAATTCCGCCGCGTTCCGCTTCATACCGTTTCATCATTTCAGTCTTTTCCATCATTTCTCCTCCCATCCGTTGGGTTTTATGTAGTTGATATTTCTAGGTGGCGAGAACTGCCTTCCACATTTTATGCACCTAAAACCAGTATCAATTTCTCCATAGCAAACAGGACAATAATGCTGTCCATATGGAATCTGATACGATGACTCATTTGTGTGTTCAATAACAACATGTTCTGATTTATTTGTTGTGCTCATTTTTCCTCCAATCCGTCTGGCAGGGTGAGGGAGTCTTGCCAATCGCCTGTGTAGGCTATGAGTCCGTTTGGCAGTTCTTCTCCAAAACTCCCGAACTGATTGTCATACCAAATCCATGTAGTCCACCCAATTTCCGGCTTCTTTGGAAACCACCACAACCTGTTTTCTGCATCGATTGCAACAGGTTTACCGAGAATGTTTGCAAGTTCCTTCAGCGTTTTCTTCTCACCACTCATGATGCGGTCGTAGTCTTTAACAATGGACCTCATTTTAAAAATCTTCGATTCGAGATACTTTGTGTACCCTTTCGGGGGCTCTTCCCAATTCACGATGGAATCCACCATTATCTCGTATTCTATCATCAGTTCACTCTTTTCTGTCTTCATCATTTCAGTCTTTTTCATCTTCATCATTCCTCTCTTTTGGGATTTCTACCCAATATCTTGGTGTACACATAACAAATTTCTTCCATTGTGCATTTTGATGATCAAAGTAATACCATTGTTTGTATTTGTACTTACATGCTTCAAAATCTTTGAAATCATCAGTGCATAAGTACATTCCATTTGTTGTTGGACTTACTGTTGAAGGTTTCCAAGATACTTGTGATCGTAGTTGCTTGTTTTCTTCT